AGAGAGTAGTTGATGACGTCAACATCAACAAACTTATGATACAGTGCCATCTTGCAGTTGCCTATCACGGCCAATCAAAAGATGATGTAGAGGCCGAACACATGCGAAACAGAGACATTCTCATAGAGAAGGGTCTTCATACACCAATAGACTGATGGACCAAGCAGTTCAATTTATCAATGAAGTAGGCTTCCCGATAGCTGCTGCACTAGGTCTAGGTTTCTTTATATGGAAACTTATTAACCGAATTATTGATGGTATGGAAACTAAAGTAGATGTGCTAGACGATAAGGTTGCAGATCAAATATCGCAAATGGAAGAACGCCTCGGCACAAAATTAGATTCACAACATGGAATACTGGTTGCTCTTATAGATAGAGTTAGATCTCTTGATAACGAGATCATACGTCAGGACACACTTATCAAGACTATTTTGGGTGTGCCACAGTTAATAGATAGCAATAAAATTGCAAAAGCAGACCGAGATGACCAACGAAAAGACTGATGAATTTAAACGATAGTATATTTTTTATAATAGGCACCACAATCATTTTATTGGTAGTTGCAATTCAACAAATACAAGCTGACGAAATGGTGCATGAATTTAAAAACCCTTCGTTTAGCGGAGTTGGAACGTCTAGTCATTATCTTACTATTGAAAATCAAGAAACTAATCGTAAACAAGCTATCAAAGATGAAATAGAAGCCTTACGTGACGAACTAGAAAGAGAAAAGACCAATACTGTTGAAGCAAGGTTTATGAGAAACCTGACCAGCAGAATATATGCAAACCTTGCAAGACAAATAGAAGCATCTTTATTTGGTGAAGAAACAAGTAAAAGTGGATCTATGGAACTGGATGGCAACACTATAGAATATGAAATTACAGACGAGGAAGTAAGAGTTACTATTACTGATGAAGACGGCAATGTTACAGAGGTTATTGTTCCCATTGGCGGTTTCACTTTCTAGCTGTACGCTAATGATTGATCCCCTTGCGAATAATTTACCACCTTTTGAAAACATACAAAAAGCAACTGTAGAGTCTTTATATACAGATTTATCAGATATTGGTGAACCTGTTAGAAAACCAGTCATAGCTGTATATCCTGACGGTTTCAAAGATCAAACAGGTCAGCGCCGATCAAATTCAAAATACGCCACATTTAGTACAGCGATTACTCAAGCACCTCACGCTTACCTCATACGCGCACTAAAACACTCTAACTTCTTTGATGTAGTAGAAAGGGTATCACTAGATGCAGTTACTAAAGAAAGGCAGTTAATCAGATCAACAAGGGAGACATTTGAAGAAGATCAAAAACTTATGCCGCTCAAATTTGGGGACATGATAATGACTGGTGGTGTTTTGTCTTATCAAGCAAATATAAGCTCTGGAGGTATGGGAGCCAGGAATTTAGGTATTGGCATGTCACGTCAGTTTAGAGAAGACATACTGACAGTGAGCCTTAGAACAGTTTCAGTAAGCACTGGTAGAGTGCTTTTTGAAGTTTTGGTTACTAAAACTGTATTGTCTGCATCGTTAGATAACGACGTATTTAGATTTGTATCAGACAATACAGAATTGGTAGAATTAGAAGGGGGCGCGGTAAAAAATGAGCCGACCAGTATTGCTTTGCAGATGGCTATCGAGACAGCCGTTGCAGAGACGATCAAACAAGGCTTAGAAAATAAATACTGGAGGTTAAAAGAATGAAAAGACTTTTAATTATTATGATTATGTCTGCCCCCCTTTTTGCAGCAGACAACGAGATATTTGTTGATCAAAGTTCAGGATCTTCAAATTCAAATATGGATTTAGAACAACTTGGTTCTGGAAACATTATTGGAGGTATAGATGCTACAGCAGGCTCAATGACTGCTCTTGATTTAGATGGTACTGCTATGACTCTTGATATTAACCAAATAGGAGACAGCAACAAATTCTTAGGTGACATCACCGCAGATTCATATACTGGCTTTTTTGAATTTGACGGTAACAGCAACACCTTCAATATGAACACTGATAAGACTAACACCTACGGTGCAGACTCATCCAATATTAATGTAGACGTCACAGGCAGTAGCAATACTTTCACTTTGAATCACGCTACCGTTGCTCTAGCAAGTACTCTTGACCTTGATTGGATTATAAATGGATCAAGTAACAGTATTACGTCTGCAATAGACATAGATGGTGCTACAAACTATATGGATATAGACGGTTCAGATAATACAGTTACTTATGATGGTGATGGGTATGCAGGTGGCTATTTTTGGCTAGACCATACTGGTAGTAATAGAACTTTTAATATTCAACAACAAAGTACATTAGACAATGATTGGCTCAAGATTATTAGCGTTGGTTCTACTAATAGCACCGTTTGCGTTATTCAAAACGACCAAGGTACTAGCACAAGCTGTTGATATTGGAAGTATTAGCGAACTAAAAGGCAACGCGCAAGTAGTCAGAGACAAGCCGTATGGAGCTGAGTTGGCTTTTCCAATTCAGCAAATGGATAACGTCAAAACTGAGGCTGGTCGCGTAGCTATAACTTTTGAAGACAATACCATCGTTAGGGTGATGGATCATAGTAAATTGGTAATTAACTCTTACATTTACGATCCCAACCCAGCAAAGAGTGAAATGGCTTTACGCTTTGCTTCAGGAACGGCTAGATTTGTTACAGGTAAATTCAACAACAAAAAGGCCATACGTATAAAAACGCCAAGTGCTGACGTGTATGTAAGGGGTACGGATTTTACAATAACGACCACTCCTGAAACTGGCAGTTCTCTTGTCATACTTTTACCCGATGAAAACGGCAATCCTAGTGGAGAAATAGTGGTTGAAACAGCGATGGGCCAAGTCATATTGAATCAAGCATACCAAGCGACTACTGCGATGACTTACAATCAAGCTCCGTCAAAACCTGTAATCTTAGATATATCTTTGGAATTTATAGACAACATGCTAATTGTTAATCCACCTGATGAAAAACAAAATCTATCCGAAGAACAACAACAAGTTGGCCCAGCAGATTATTTAGATTTTGCAGATTTAGATATAGATTTTTTAGCAGAAGATTTTTTAGATAATGAAGCAGATTTAGAGTTTACTGAATTAGACATCAATTACTTAGATGTAAACTTTCTTGAAGACCTTTTAAATATTATTGACGCTTTAGCTGTTGACGAAGAAGAAGACCAATTAAGTAAACTTGCTACAGGTATTACAATCGCTGGTACTGATATAGGTCAAGACAAAGATACTCAAATTACAACTATAATTACTGGTCAAGTTGTAAGTGTACGTAGATCGGTAGGTGATACTTTTAGATTGGATTTGGACGGATCAAGTGCCTATACGCTAATTCTTTTTCAAAATGGCGTAGAAAATGTAGTTAAAGTAAATGGTGGATCTTCTAATACAATTACCATAAAACAAGGTAGCTGATGAAAAAATATACATTACCAATACTTTTTGCGCTTTTGATGACGCCACTAGCTTTACAATTTACGCCTCTTGAGATACTTAAATTAAAAACTTTTGACACTTTTGTTGCAAAACAAGAGCCTACAGGTAATTTTGTAATTCTTGATATTAGCGAAGAAGATATAGAAAAAGAGGGAGGTTGGCCTTTACCGCGTCAGCGTTTGGCTGAAATACAAATAGATCTTTTAGAGGCTGGCAGTTTTGGACAAGCCTGGGCATTTACGTTTCCGCAGCCAGATAGAATGGGTGGAGATATAGCGTTTTCTGAAGCTCTCAGCTACGGCCCTTCTGTATTGGCGATGTTTGAAAACGATAACGAAAGTTATCCGCCAACGGTAGGTACAGTTATTCTGGGTGAGGATACGGGAGGTGGTTATCAAGCCAGAGGCGTTATAGAAAATATAGAGATACTCAAGAATAACGCATCTCAAGGCGTCGCGTCAGCACCTACAGATGTGGATGGTTTAGTAAGACAAATACCGTTACTGTTGCGAACTGCTGATGGGTTTGCGCCAAGCTTTGCAATAGAAATACTCAAACAACTTACAGGTCAAGATACATACATTATAAATATGACTGATGGTGAAATTAGAGTACCATCACTACCACCTATATCTGTAGATCCATTGATGCGTAAATGGGTAAGCTACGTAGATACTCCTATTATAAATTTGAGTGATATCTCACTAGCTCAAGATAAATATGTAATTATTGGCACAAGTGGAGGGGGCATTTTACCGCAGGTGCCTACACCCAACGGTCTGATGAATCCTCATCATTTACAAGCTGCTTTAGCTGAATCAATTTTATTGCCAAATTCTCCAAAAATACCCGAGTGGCATTTAGCTTCAGAGCTTTTGATATTCACCATATTTATTTTGCTTGCTTGGTATTTAACACAAAAACTAAGTATGACTGTAGGTTTGATAGGCATATCTACAAGTTTGGTTGTAGTTGCGATTGGCGGCATTTATACCATCAAAAATGGTGTTTTGATTGACGTGACTTGGACCCTTATAAGTCAATTTATTGTTGGTAGCGTATCTTATTATCTAAAGTTCAGAGAACAATATAAGTTGCGACAACAGATTAAAAAACAATTTGAACACTATCTTGATCCAAGACAAGTCAAAGCTTTGCAAGCTGATCCCAGTCTTTTAAAACTAGGTGGAGAAAAGAAAAGATGTACCTTTTTATTTACTGATGTACGTGGTTTTACTGCAATGAGCGAACACATGGATCCCGAACAAGTGACTCAAATTATGAATCAAGCTCTCACTATTCAATCAGACGCAGTTAAAAAATACGAGGGTATGGTAGATAAATATATAGGCGATGCAATGATGGCCATATTTAACGCTCCTATAGATTTGCAAAATCACGAACAAGCAGCCGTAGAATGTGCGAAAGAAATACAAAAACAATTCGCCGAATCGGATGTAGGCGTATCAATAGGAATTGGTATAAATACAGGAGAAGCAGTTATAGGAAACATGGGTAGCAATACAAGATTTGACTATAGCGCTATAGGAAGTGCTGTTAATATCGCTGCTAGGTGTGAATCTAGCTGCAAGACTGTAGGCAAAGATTTAATAATTGCAGAGGAGACTGCAAAAAATTGTAATTTTGAGCTAAAATCGTTACAACCAATAGAAGTTAAAGGTATTAGTGAGCCTTTAAAAATATTTACTTTGGAGGATATATGAAAGCACTACTTAAAAACTTAGTTGGATCAGTAGCACCAACCCTAGGTACAGCTCTAGGGGGTCCGATGGGCGGTATGGCTGCAAACATGATTGCAGATGTATTGGGTTGTAAGAACGAACCTAAAGAAATACAAAAAGCTATAGACAATGCTACACCTGAACAAATGCTTGAGCTAAAAAAAGCTGAAGCTGAGTTTGAGGTTAAGATGAAAGAACTAGAAGTAGATGTATTTAAACTAGAAGTACAAGATACACAAAATGCTAGATCAACTTTCTCTAAAGATTGGACAGCCCGAATTATAGGTATTGCTGTTATTGGTGGATTTATGGGCTATATATTTTTAGTCACCATTCAACCTCCAGAGCAAAACAGCGAGGCTTTGATTAATTTAGTTTTAGGCTATCTAGGTGGTTTAGCATCAGCTATTATTAGTTTTTACTTTGGTGCATCTAATACACCCAAGGACGACTAAAATGAATATATCAAAAGAAGGATTATCTCTAATAAAAAAGTTTGAAGGATGCGAACTTGAAGCATATCTTTGTCCAGCTGGAGTTTGGACAATTGGCTACGGACATATCAAAGATGTAAAAGAAGGCGATAAGATAAATCAAGATGAGGCTGAACATTTACTTAAAGAAGAAATGCCTGAATACGAAGGTTATATAAATAATATGGTCGAAGTACCACTAGAACAATGTCAGTTTGATTCGTTAGTATGTTGGGTGTATAACTTGG